CTACTTCTTACAGACTGAATTTACTTACAGTCTGCCAAAAGGACAGCTATTTTTAATGGCTGTCCACCGACTGTGAAGTCGTTAAACATCTAACCAAGGTCTTTTCCCAAATATACTCATCCTTTTTCCACATGTTCGTTTGTAATGGAATTAGGTATAGGAAAGAAAAGATAACATGAGATCCCTATTTAGGGTTACCACTCAGTCCCACTCATATATATAATTGACAGAGTAAAACGAACTTAGACCGCACTTCACTGACTCGTAGGTGTATGGTGACCAAACCGAGTTTCTAAAACAGGTGGCGACCCAACGCACATTTCCCCTATTGTAGCAGACAATACGGGGACCTCACAAGATTCAACTGCACAACAAGGAAGTACTACTAACTTCGTTTCAGACGGAGCCAATGTGGCTGTAGGAATGATTCAAAAACCTCTTGACATAGGTTCCATGTTTTCACCCAATGCGACTTCTTATAAACAACAAGATATTATTGAATTTCTTAGGAAACCAATTATTATCTTTTCAGGCGATTTTACTGCTCTCGATACTGGTATTTTGGTAAACACTACTCCTTGGAGTAGTCTTATCTCTAATACCATGTGGAGTAGAAAAGTAGAAGGCCATTTAGCTATCCGAGGTGAGTTACATTTAAAACTTGTTTTAAATGCAACTAGATTTCAACAAGGTAGATATTGCTTAGCATGGTTCCCCACCGCGGGAGCTTATGCTACGGCAAATCAAACCTCAGCGTGGTTCAACTTACACGTTGCCAATTTGACTTCTCGAACTCAACTCTCCCACGTGGAGATAGATATTAATAGAGATACTGAATGTACTTTGGTGGTCCCATTTATGAGTGCTTATCCTCATAGATACATCAATGCGACAACAAGCTTTACCGACCCTGGTTCTGTATTGATATTTCCCTATTCTCCAGTAGCTGCAGTAGTAGGTTCCACAACTGCTAGTTATACCCTCTATGGACATCTTGAAAATGTCACATTAGAAGCCCCAACTCAACCTCAGTCCGCTGCACGGTTTAAGTCCTCTAGATCATCCAAAACAGATGTTCAATCTGGAGAACAACAAGTTGGTGGTATCGGCCCGATTACTTCGAC